CCTGCCACGGTGACGGCCTCTCGTTGCGGGGCCTATTCGGCGTGCTCCATCGCCATGATCCGCCTCGCGCCGCCAGAACTTGGGAGGAGCCGATGAACTGGACCATACCGGCGCGTGGGCCGCTGGACGATTACGACGAGGACCCGATTCCCGGAGCGCATCGGCCTAAGACCGATCGCGAAGCGGCGATTGAGCGGCTGGTGAAAAAGATGCAGCGCAGCGTGCCATCAAGCTATGACGGCAGGATCGTGCCCGGCTGGTCATGGAGAGCACTCGCAGCACTAGTTATCGATGAGGCCGTGGTACCAGTGGCGGCGATGTTGAGCTGCGATATGACCATGGAGAACGGTTACGGATGGGACGCCATCGCGCGCGAGCGGGAGAACGAATGATCATCCTCGCTTTCTTGCTCGGCGGCATCGTGGCGATCGCAAGCGCCGTCGTCTGGCGCGCCCTGCAATGGCTCGAGGACCAGCGCACCCGTCCCGAGGTGGTCACGTTCTCGACGGCGCCCGATGAGCCGGGCCTGACCTTCGCCGAGCTCGCCGCCAATGTGCAGGCCATCCATGCCGAGATGGTCGCGAAGGAGCCCGAGCTGGCGGCATCGATGTACAAGTGCAACGCCCAAGTCTTCTCGGCCGCCTTCAAGGCCAAGGCCTACGGCCAGCCCCCGCACGGACCCGCGACCCTCGCCCACCTCTCGCCCCAGCGCCTCGCGAGCGACCTCCGCTCCGACTGGCGACCGGAGCGGAATTGATTCCGCCCGCCGATCCGTGCTAACCCTAAGCCGATGACCTCTATTGGCACTGATGACCTACCCCTAGGCCAGCCACCCGTGCCCCAGAAGCGGATCGGTGGGCCACGCCGCCGGGCCGACCGCTCGCTCGAGAAGGCCCGCCTGATCGAACGCATGGTGCAGATGAAGCTTGCGGGCTTCACCTACCACGCGATCGCCCGAGAGGTGGGCTACAGCTCCAAGCAAGCCTGCCATCGCGCGATCTGGGCCTACATCAAGTCGGTGCCCATTCCCGCCGTAGACGAGTTTCGCGCCCTCGAGAACCAGCGCCTCGACGGCTACCAGCTCCTTGTCTGGGACAAGCTCCGGAAGGCCTCGACCGGGCCCGGCTGGTGGGCTGCCATGGATCGGCTTCTCCGGATCTCCCGCGACCGGCGCCAGTTGAACGGACTCGACTTGGGCCCGCCCCCGATCCTACCACCAGGCTACGGAGAGCCCGATGCCCAGGACGACGACTCCGCCGAGCGCACCGCTTGGAGAGAGCAGTGGGCCGCCCTCCCTATCGAGCGGCAGCAAGAGCTCTACGATCAAGTCAAACGACTTATGGGCACTGCGCCGGGAGATCGCCCGCTCTAACGCCGCCTATCTCGGGGACCAGATCCTTGACCTCCACCCGACCGACTTCCACGTCGAGTGGCAGCGCCTCTGCTCCGACCACCGCCGCCTGATCCTCTTCGGCCCGATCGAGCACGGGAAGACCCAGCAGCTCTCGGTCCTCCGCCCGATCTGGGAGCTTGGCCAGAACCCGAATCTCCGAATCGCCTTGATCTCCGAGACTTCGACGCAATCGGTCAAGTGGCTTTCGCGGATCAAGGCCAACATCGAATCGAATGCCCGGCTCCGGGCCATCTATCCCCGACTCCAGCCCGCGATCCGCCGGAACCGCTTCGAGCACTGGCACGAGAACTCGATCTTGGTCCAGCGGGATCGCTACTTCTCGCTCCGGGAGAAGGACTTCTCGATCGAAGCGCTCGGCGTCGGCGGCGCGATCATGGGGTCCCGGTTCGATATCGCGATCCTCGATGACACGGTGACCCGCCGTAACGGACTCACGGCCGCCGGCCGGGAGAACATCTACGACTGGTTGAAGGAAGTGCTCCTTGGCCGCATCACGGAAGACGGCTCGGTCTGGATCACGAACAACGCCTGGCACATCGACGACATGCCCCACCGCCTGGAGCGGGACGAGCCCGGGGTCTGGACCAGTCGCCGCTACGCTGCAGGGGAAGCCAACTGCCGCTGGCCCGAGCGCTGGTCGGAGGAACGCCTACGGGCGAAGCGAGAGGAGCTCGGGGACGTCGAGTTTGCCCGGCAGTTGCAGAACATGGCGCTTTCCGACTCGACGGGGCTCCTGCCCTACGAATCGGCCCGCGACTGCCAACGGCTCTGCCAGGACCCGGATGCCTGGTGGTCTGGCGACTACCCCCAGGACCAATTCCGCTGGGTCACGGCCGGGCTCGATCTCGGCGCCTCGGAGACCAAGGGCTCGAACCTGACCGCGATCGCCGTCGCCGGGGACCATCGGGCCGGGACCAAGCACTTGCTGCACATGCGCTCGGGGCAATGGATGGGGAAGGCGCTCCTCGAACAGATCGTCCAGGTGCAGCGGTCCATGAAACCCCGGGAATGGCTCGTCGAGACGAACGCCGCGCAAGCCCATATCGCAAGTCTCGCCGCCGATCCGGCCTTGCTCCAAGCCGTAGGGGCGACCCCGGAGGAGGCGCGGTCGATCCGGGTCTTTGGCCAGTACACGGGGGCCGCAGCCAAGCGGGGTGAGGAGCACTGGGCGATCCGGGGGATGGGGAAGGATCTCGACGCCCGCAGGTGGCGCTTCCCCCGCCGGCGTGAGGTCGAGGAGCTGATCGGGGATATCCGGCGCTACTCGCTCGTCGATCACACGGGGGATAGGCTCATTGCCTTGTGGCTTGCGGATTGCCGGCTGAAGGGGCTCGGCTCAGCGATCCACTTCCAGGCCACCAGCCGCTAGGCGTGGTAGACCTTCCTGGCAGCCCCAGCCTCGAACTTGCCGCAGGCCTGCCAAGTTTTCCGCCAGTCCGTAGTGGGCCCGCCAGGTCTCGTCAACTCGCATTTGAACCAGGTCGTGGCGCGGCTGTGAGTCACGAGATGGACGCACTCCCCGCAGGTCTTCCCGGCGATGGTGCCGAAAGCCTTGTGCATGACGGCGAGATGCTTATTGATCATGCCAGGATTATAGCCTAGCGATCGCCGACCAGTTTTCCGCTTGCGCGGCATGGGGCAAACGTGCATGGTGCCCGGCATGGACACGCCGAAAGAGATCCCCTGGCTCGTCCACGCGGGCTCAGACGTCAAAGTCTTAGCCTGTCTGGGGGGCGAGGACCTGATCCAGAAGCTCCGGGCCCTCGCCAATCTCGGCCGCCCGTTTACCTTCCAGTGGCAGTACGTCGGCGACCAGCCGGCGCCCCGGATCCAGCCCGCAGGCTTGCCGGCAGGGGTGGAGATCGGCCCGATCCCGCGCATCCTCCTGATCGCGATCGCGGACAAGCTGCCCGACGAGGACACAGCTGGGACCGCCGGAGACGCGGCACGGTCCGGGCTCTCCCTGGTACCAGCACCGCCCTCGAACGGTGACGCGGGAGCAGGGCCGTAATTCTCCGCCATCTAGAGACGCCCGACTGGGCGCGGCTCGGGGCGTTGCCTCACTTCGACGGCTTTGTCTTTCACTCGGGGCAAGAGGATCCAGCACTCCGGCAAGCCGCCATCGACTTGGCCGCCACCAAGCGGGGCTACCTCTACGCGCAAGTGCTCACCCGCCCACCGATCGGGTGGGGCAGCCCAACGGGCGTCCCCTGGCTCGATGCGGTCAATGCCTATACCGTCCCGCTACGTACGCCCAATGGACACAAGGCGATCGCGTGGGCGCAAGGCCGCGAGCTCATCGACTGGCATCTCCTGGACGGCGGGAAGCTCGATGCGTTGACAAGCGTGCTCATGGACGATGTCCGCGCGCTGAATCTAAGCGGCGTGCTCCTTGACCTTTCCTGGTCGCGACCGCGGGATTGGATGTTTCGCCACGACGGGCCGGCGTACACGGAATTCCCCGCCGCATGGTGGCCCTACTGGGAGCGCCGGTTCCGGAAGTTCGTGCAGCTTCTCGGCGCCAAGTTCGCCGCCGCCTCTCCCGAGCGACCGTCGCCGCTCCGGATCTTGCTCGAAGGCGATGAGGTCGTGATCCAGATCACCGGGAGCGTTGGGCGCGCGGGGTTTTACCGCGAGCAGGCGCAGCTCAATTGGGCAACCGAGCTACACGACTGGCTCTTCTCGGGCGGCGCCGATGTGCTTTCCGTCCTCGCCGATGATGAAGAGGCCATGTATCGGTTGATCGACACGAGTCGCATGCATAGTGACGCATGGATCGCGTTCACGGGGCACTCGCCGGCAACGATCGATCAAGCCTA